AGTGGTAAATGGGAAAGACCCGATAATATTTTAAATAACTGGAGAGTTACAAAAACATGTTTACGATTAGGTAGTAGGATTGTTGGTAAATGTATGATGGGCTCTACTTCAAATGCATTAGATAAAGGTGGGGAAAACTTCAAAAAATTATACAACGCGTCAGATGTCACTAAAAGAAATAGAAACGGCCAAACAAAATCTGGCTTATACTCTCTTTTTATCCCAATGGAGTGGAACTACGAAGGATTTATTGATGAGTTCGGAATTCCAGTTTTCACTACTCCTGACAGCGATGTGCTCGCCCCAGACGGTGAATTAATAGATGTAGGTGTAATAGATAATTGGCAAAACGAAGCTGATGGTTTAAAAGATGATCAAGATGCTTTAAATGAATTTTATCGTCAATTCCCTAGAACTGAAGAACACGCTTTTAGAGACGAAGCAAAAGGTAGTATATTTAATCTTGTAAAAATATACGAACAAATAGATTATAACGAAGAAATGTCTAGAACCCTTGGTATTACAACCGGTAATTTTCAATGGGTTAGTGGAATTAAAGATTCACAAGTGATTTTTTATCCAGATCCAAAAGGACGTTTTAAAGTAAGTTGGGTTCCAAAATCTGAATTACAAAATAGAGTTATATTAAAGAATGGTGTGAGATATCCTGGTAATGAGCATATGGGGGCGTTTGGTTGTGACTCATATGACATATCAGGAACCGTAGATGGTGAGGGGTCTAAAGGAGCTTTACACGGTCTTACTAGATTCAGTATGGAGGACGCTCCTGCTAATAGTTTCTTTTTAGAATACTTATCAAGACCACCTACGGCAGAAATATTCTTTGAAGACGTGTTAATGGCTATCGTATTTTATGGAATGCCAATACTTGCAGAGAATAACAAACCTAGATTACTTTACTATCTTAGAAGAAGAGGGTATAGAGGGTTTAGTATGAATAGACCGGATAAAATCTGGAATAAACTATCGGTAGCAGAAAAAGAAGTTGGTGGAATACCTAACTCAAGCGAAGATATAAAACAAGCACATGCTGCGGCAGTTGAAATGTATATACAAGACCATGTAGGTGCAAAACAAGATGGAACTTTTGGGGATTTATATTTCAATAGGACGTTAAATGATTGGGCAAGGTTTGATATAACAAAAAGAACAAAGTTTGACGCAACAATAAGCTCTGGTTTAGCTATTATGGCTAACAATCGACATTTATATGCTCCAAATGCAAAAATAGAAAAACCTAAGTTAAATATAAACATATCAAAGTATACTAATACTGGAAGTATGTCTCAAATAATTAAAGAATAAATATGGCAATATCTGGTACTAAAAGTTATTTTCCTAGTCAAGTTGTTAGCGATGCAGAAAAGTTGAGCTATGACTATGGTTTGAAAGTAGCTAAAGCTATAGAGTCGGAATGGTTTAATAATGATAGAAATAATAATAGATATAGAAATAATTTAAATAATTTTCATAATTTAAGATTATACGCTAGAGGAGAACAGTCTATACAAAAATATAAGGATGAATTATCTATAAACGGTGATTTGTCCTATTTAAATTTAGATTGGACGCCTGTCCCAATTATTCCTAAGTTCGTGGATATAGTGGTTAACGGTATCGCTGAAAGAACTTACGATATAAAAGCTTATTCACAAGATCCGTTTGGTGTTAGTAAAAGAACTCAGTATATGGAATCTATGCTTGGTGATATGCGTAGTAGGGAGTTAAACGAGTATGTTTTAGAAAACTTTGGTGTAGATCTTTATGAAAACAAAGTAGAACAGTTACCTGACACTGAAGAAGAACTAGGTTTACACATGCAGCTTGATTATAAACAAGCTGTTGAATTAGCTGAGGAGCAAGCGTTAAATGTTTTAATGGAAGGTAATAATTATGAATTAATTAAAAAACGTTTTTACTACGATTTAACAGTTTTAGGTATTGGCGCTGTAAAAACATCTTTCAATACTTCAGAGGGTGTTACTATAGATTATGTTGATCCAGCTGATTTAGTTTATTCTTATACTGACTCCCCTTATTTCGATGATATATATTATGTTGGTGAGGTTAAATCAATTCCAGTAAACGAATTAGCAAAACAATTCCCACACCTTACACAAGGTGATTTAGAAGAAATAATAAAAAACAGATCCCATTATAAAAACAACAACCATAGTAGACGTTCTGCGGGTGAAGATGATAATAACAAAGTACAAGTATTATACTTCAATTACAAAACCTATATGAACGAGGTTTATAAGGTTAAAGAAACAGGAACCGGTGCTGAAAAAATAATACCAAAAGACGATCAATTTAACCCACCAGAAGATATGGAGGGCGGTTATTCTAGGTTGTTAAAATCTATAGAATGTCTTTATGATGGAGCGATGGTCTTAGGTACTAATAAATTACTTAAATGGGAGATGTCAAGAAACATGATGCGTCCTAAAAGTGATTTCACTAAAGTTAAAATGAATTATTCTATTGTAGCTCCTAGAATGTATAATGGTAGAATAGAATCATTAGTAAAACGTATTACGGGTTTTGCTGATATGATTCAATTAACACATCTTAAATTACAGCAAGTTATGTCTAGATTAGTACCAGATGGTGTTTATTTAGATGCTGATGGTTTAGCTGAAATTGATTTAGGTAATGGAACTAATTACAACCCACAAGAGGCGTTAAACATGTTCTTTCAAACAGGTAGTGTTATTGGTAGGTCATTTACTCAAGATGGAGATATGAATCCTGGTAAAATACCTATTCAAGAAATACAATCTGGTAGTGGTGGACAAAAAATGCAAAGCTTAATTGGTACATACAATTACTATTTACAAATGATAAGAGATGTAACCGGGTTAAATGAAGCTAGAGACGCCTCGACTCCTGATGCAAAATCCTTAGTTGGTATACAAAAAATGGCAGCAGCTAATTCTAATGTTGCTACAAGACATATATTAAATTCAGGTTTGTTTTTAACAGCTGAGGTAGCTGAATGTTTATCACTTAGAATATCTGATATTTTAGAATATTCACCTACAAAAGATGCGTTTATACAGCAAATAGGTGTTCATAACACAGCTACTTTAGAAGAAATGAAAAATCTTCATTTATATGATTTCGGTATATTTATAGAATTAATGCCAGACGAAGAAGAAAAACAAATGTTAGAAAATAACATCCAAATGGCTCTACAACAACAAAATATAGAACTTGAAGACGCTATTGATCTTAGAGAAATTAAAAATGTTAAATTAGCTAATCAACTTCTTAAAATAAGACGAAAAAAGAAAGAAGAAAAAGACCAAATGGTTCAACAACAAAACATCCAAGCTCAAGGAGAAGCCAACGCTAAACAAGCTGAAGCCGCTGCATTAGCTGAAGTAGAAAAACAAGATGCTTTAAACAAAAGTGAAGCAGAGTTGGAAGAAATAAAATCTCAATTAGATGTTAGAAAATTAATGCAAGAGGCTAATATTAAAAAAGAACTTATGGCTTTTGAATTCCAATTGAATATGCAGTTGAAACAAATGGAGGTTGAAGCTTTAAAAAGTAAGGAGGCTGAGAAAGAGGATAGGAAAGATAAAAGAACAAAAATACAAGCAACACAACAAAGCGAGTTGATAGATCAAAGAACAAATCAAAAACCACCAAAAAATTTTGAGTCAGCAGGCAACGACACGTTGACTGGAGGTTTTGATTTAGGTGCTTTTGATCCTAGATAAATTATTAATTATTATTATATTATATTATGGCAAAAAATCAAAAAGAAAAGCCAACCGTAGACAATGAGGTTGGTAAATTAAAAGTAAAAGCAAAAAAAGAACAACAACCTAGTAATAACAAAACTAAAGGTGATGTTACTAAGGTTATAGAAAAAATGAAAATGAAACCCGTTATAGAAGAATCTATAACTAAAGTTGATTTAAATAAACCACCAAAACCAGTAGAAGAAAATGAAGTTAAAGAAGATAACACTAACAACGAGGGAGTGGCTACAAAGTCTGAGGATGCCAACACCCCAAAAGAACAAGAAGAAGTACAACCGAAAGCAGAAACACAAGAAACCCCAATATTAGAGGAGGTTACTGTAGACGGTGAAGATCAAGAGGTTTCTGTAGAGGCAACTCAAGAACAAGTGGCGGAAGCTGTAGCAGAGGCTGAAACAACAGGTAAACCTCTTCCTGAAAATGTTCAGAAGTTAGTTGACTTCATAGAAGAAACTGGTGGTGATATAAATGATTATGTAGCTTTAAATACGGATTATAGTAAATTAGATAATCAAGATTTATTATACGAATACTACAAAACAACAAAACCGCATTTAAACGCAGAAGAAATTAACTTCCTTATGGAAGACTCTTTCTCTTACGATGAAGAAAATGATGATGAAAAAGAGATAAGAAGAAAAAAATTAGCGTTAAAAGAGCAAGTTGCCAGCGCTAGAGCCCATTTGGACGGGCAAAAGTCCAAATACTATGAAGATATCAAAGCTGGGTCAAAGTTGACTCAAGAACAACAAAAAGCTATGGATTTCTTTAATAGATACAAGAAGCAAGAAGAGGAAACTCAAAAAAGACAATCTATATTTGAAAATAAAACTAATCAAGTTTTTAGCGACAAATTCAAAGGTTTTGAATATAACGTCGGTGATAAAAATTATAGGTTCAACGTTAACGATGCTGATAAAGTAAAAACTAGTCAATCTGATTTAACTAATTTTGTCGGAAAGTTTCTAGACAAAGACAACAATATATCAGATGCCAAAGGCTATCATAAATCTTTATTTACAGCTATGAACGCTGATGCTGTCGCAAAACACTTTTATGAACAAGGTAAAGCCGACGCTATGAAAGACAGTGTTGCTAAAGCCAAAAATGTTAGTATGGATCCAAGACAAAGTCATGGGAAAATAGAGGCAGGTGGTATGAAGTTTAAAGTGTTGGGTGATAATTCTTCTGATTTCAAGTTTAAAATTAAAAACAAAAATAAATAACAATTTAAAAATTTAAAATTATGGCAATTACTGCAGGAAATAATAATTTCGGTAAGTTGAATAGTGTGCCGGCTCCATTGCCACAAGCGCTATCATCAAACTATATCGATTTTACGAGTACAGCTACGCAAGGTTGGGCTCAACAATATTTACCAGATCTTATGGAGAAAGAGGCTGAAGTTTTTGGAAACAGAACTATTTCAGGATTTCTTTCACAAGTAGGGGCTGAAGAGGCTATGACATCCGATCAGGTTGTTTGGTCTGAACAAGGTAGGTTACATTTATCGTACAAAGGTCACATCGAGAGTGCTACTGGGGGTACGGTATCTGGTGGACAAATAGAAATCGAAGTTGATATTGATGGAAATGATATAGGTGCAAATCACGGTGTTAGAGTTAATGATACGGTTATAGTAGCAAACTCTCAGGGCGTTGTTAAGTGTATTGTTGAAGCTGTTGATACAGGGAGTATGATCGACGTTTTACCTTACGACTTTGCATCTTTAAACACCGCTGGTTTAACAACTACTGGTGGAACGCAAGACACTACTATATTAGTTTATGGTTCTGAATACGGTAAAGGTGATAGTTATACTACATCTGCTGGTCAAGGTTCTGGAACACGTACTGCTACTGATCAAAGAGGTAGTAACGAACCAGATTTCAAAACTTTTACTAACAAACCAATTATCTTAAAAGATTACTACGCTGTATCAGGTTCTGACGCGTCTAGAATTGGTTGGGTTGAAACTTCTAGTGAGGAAGGTGGAACAGGTTACTTATGGTATTTAAAAGCTGAAGCTGATACTAGAGCTCGTTTCACTGATTACTTAGAGATGTCAATGTTAGAAGCTGAACTTAATGAGGCAGTTTCACAGGCTGATGGTGTTGAAATTATTAGACCTGGTTCTCAATCTGGTATTAGTACCGTTGGTACAATGGGATTATTCCAAGCTATTGAAACAAGAGGAAACATGTCTTCTGGTATCACTGGTGGTGGTTCTGATTTGGCTGAATTTGATGCTATCTTAGCAGAGTTTGATAATCAAGGTGCTATTGAAGAAAATATGATGTTTGTAAATAGAGCTACTTCGTTAGCTGTTGATGACATGTTAGCTTCAATGAATTCTTACGGGGCTGGTGGTACTTCTTATGGAGTATTCGACAACTCTGAAGATATGGCGCTTAATTTAGGTTTCTCTGGATTCCGAAGAGGTTCTTATGACTTCTACAAATCTGACTTTAGATACTTAAATGATAAAGCTACAAGAGGTGGTATAAACGCTGCTAATACTGCTAACGCAATTAGAGGGGTTATGGTACCAGCTGGTACATCATCTGTATATGACCAACAATTAGGAAAGAACATGAAACGTCCTTTCTTACATGTTCGTTATAGAGCTTCTCAAGCTGATAACAGAAAAATGAAATCATGGGTTACCGGTTCGGTTGGAGCTGCTACTTCAGCGCTTGACGCGATGGAAATCCACATGCTTTCTGAAAGATGTTTAGTTACACAAGGTGCAAATAACTTTATGTTATTGAACTAATCAATTTTTAAAAGAACCGGGGCTTAGGCCTCGGTCCTTTTATTTTTATTAATTTTATTATATATTATATTATGGCAAAGAAAAAAGAAACAAAAATAGAGGTAGAAAAACCTCAAATTCAAGAAGAAGTACAAGTTGTAGAACAACCAAAAGCAAGAGAAAGAGTAAAACCAAAAGATGAATGGGAGATAAAAGATAGGTTATACACTTTAAGAGGTGGTAAAAAACCCCTTTCTAGGGCGATTAAAGCTTCTGGTATTTATTATTTTGATGAAGAAAGAGGTTATGAAAGAGAACTTAAGTATTGTCAAAATCAAAAAACTCCTTTTGTAGATGAAATGAAAGGTGATCAAAGACTGGAACATATCATATTTAGATCTGGATCGTTACATGTTCCAAGAAACCAGCAAACCTTGCAAAAATTATTATCTTTATACCATCCTCATAGAGATCAAATATATGAAGAGTATAAACCAGCTAAATTAGCTGAAGAAGAAATAGATATTTTAGAAATGCAAGTTGATGCGTTAACAGCCGCTAGAAATATTGATATTGATATGGCGGAAGCTATAATGCGTGTAGAAAAAGGTTCTGGTGTATCTAAGTTGAGTTCTAAAGAGCTTAGAAGAGATTTATTGGTATTTGCACGTAACAATCCTAAACTTTTCTTAGAGTTAGCGGATGATGAAAATGTAATGCTAAGAAATTTTGGTATTAGAGCTGTAGAAGCTGGTATACTAAGATTGTCTTCTGATCAAAGAAACTTTTTGTGGGGTTCTAATGGAAGAAAAATAATGGTAATACCATTTGATGAACATCCATACACTGCTTTAGCACATTGGTTTAAAACTGATGAAGGTATGGAAATATATCAAAATATTGAAAAAAGATTAAATTCTTAATCAAACTGTAGAGCGGTCGCCCTACGGGGCGATCGTAACTACAAATTTAGTTATATGGAAAAAAAGAAATCAAAAGGACTAGGCGATACAATAGAAAAAATTACAAAAGCAACGGGAATAAAAAAAGTTGTAGAAAAAGTTAGTGAAGTCACAGGTAAAGATTGTGGTTGCGCTGAAAGAAAAGATACATTAAATAGATTATTTCCGTATAATTACAATAAATAAATTATGGTTAACATAGACGCGGTATATCAAAGAGTTTTAGCATTAGCTAATAAAGAGCAAAGAGGATATATAACACCTCAAGAGTTTAATTTATTTGCTAACCAAGCTCAAATGGAGATATTAGACCAATACTTTTATGACCTAAACCAAACGGTAACAAATGTAGAGCCTAACTCTACACAGTACTCAGATATGACTACTTTTATTGATGAGAAATTGAGTGTGTTTAAAAAAACTGGGACCTCATCAATTGGTGTGGGAGGTGGTGTAATTCCTCCAAGTAATGACCTTTACAGATGGGGTGGAATATATAAAGATGGAGTCATGTATGAGGAGGTTGATTATTCTGAATATATAGAAATGAATCAATCACCACTAACTAAACCAACATATAAACGGCCAGTTTATTATTTTGAAAGAATATCTTTCAGCATACATGCCAACAATAATAGACCTGTATTAAAACCCACACCAATAGGTAATGTTATGGTTAGTTATATAAAAAAACCAAGTAGAGCTAAGTGGGGTTATGTCGTTGTTAACGATAAAGCAATATACAACGCTAGCACTAGTACTAATTTTGAATTACATTCGTCAGAAGAAACAGAATTAGTTTATAAAATATTAAAATTAGGTGGAATATCATTAAACAAACTTGATTTAAGTCAAGCTGCACTTAATTTAGAAAACAGTAAGGTTCAACAAGAAAAAGAATAATAAATGGGTTTAATAGAGCAAAAACAAAGGTTATATTACGAAGGTAGAAATTTTGGTAATTATCAATTTACTTCATTAGATGATATTATAAATTCATTTATGGTTATTCATGTTGGTGAAGATAAAATGATATCTAAGGTAAAAAGAACTGACGTGGCTTTTCACGCTCAAAGAGCGATGCAAGAGTTATCTTTTGATACTTTTAGATCTTGTAAAACTCAAGAAATAGTATTACCAAGTTCACTAACAATGGTATTACCGCAAGATTATGTTAATTATGTTAAATTAACCTGGTCTGATGATTCAGGTATAGAACATTTAATGTACCCAACTTCTAAAACATCAAACCCGTTTAAGATAAAACAAGATGATCAAGGTAAATATGTTTTTACGCCTGGTGGAGAATTTGCCTTAAATCTTGATTTTTCAGATGGAGACAAAGGTTTAGAAAACTGGATTGTACAGGGAAACTGTGATGTTGCTAATAATTTAATAGGGAGTGGAAGAGCAACACAATCCCATAGAGGTGCAGGGGGACATGGTAACGTCCCAGCCTTTCCGGCGAACGAAAGACATAAATATGAAGACACTATAACAGCAGCTGATGGTGTATTAACATTTAACCATCACAACTCTACTTTTGGTGTTTCTTATTTTAGTAATATACATTGTGTATATCAAGAGTTAGATGTAGATGGAATAACATTACTTAATCTTACAGCGCAAGGTAGTACGGCTGAAGAATTAGTTAGAACAGATGTACTTTCAACTTCTCAAATATATGAAGTACATGATGGTGGGGTTTTAAGAATTGGTTTAACAACAACACAGCCTGATACTTCTGTAAAAGGTAACGACTTAGGTCAAAATATAAGCCAAAATAAACTTGAATCACTATTTAATATAGGTTATTTAGAATGGAATAACGAGCCCACAGCGTCTTATAAGCAATTAATAGATCTAGATTCTTTAGATGTTAGTAGTTATAGTACTGTTTATCTTGTTATAGTTAGTTATGTACCTTTTAAAAACTTTCCAGAAAATGATACAGGCCAACTAAATACTATAGATAATATTACTATTGAAGCAGATGCTTCTGTTGGTATGCTACAAACATCTGCGGATGGTAATTCAACAACATGGGGTAATTACAAGGCTAACGAACCATCAGAACATAATATTAATAGCTATCAAGACTATCAAAATCATGGATACTGGCCAAACAAAGGCGAAAGATATGGTTTAGACCCACAACACTCTCAAGTTAATGGCTCTTTCTTTATAGATTGTTTAAGAGGAAAAATTAATTTTAGTTCTAATATCGCTGGAAAAAATGTAATATTAGAATATATAAGCGATGGACTTGGTACTGATAAAGAAATGCAAGTTCATAAATTTGCTGAAGAAGCTATGTATAAGTGGATAATATACGCTGTTTTAGCCTCTAAAAGAAATATACCAGAATATGTTATTGCTAGATTAAAAAAGGAAAAATTTGCTGAAACAAGAAAGGCAAAACTAAGATTATCTAATATTAAACTAGAAGAAATTACTCAAATTTTTAGAGGTAAATCAAAACAAATTAAACATTAATTAAATGCCAGAGATTAAGCATAATTTTACCGGTGGTAAAATGAACAAAGATCTCGATGAGAGAATTGTTCCTAATGGAGAATACAGAGATGCGATGAATATACAGGTGTCAACTTCAGAAGATTCTGACGTTGGTACTGTGCAAAATATATTAGGTAATAAAATCGGATGTGAAGATAGTATCGGTGAAGGTGAGAATGCTCAGGATTTCATTCTTTCAACAGCTATACCTACCGGTTCTAAAACTATAGGATCTGTATCAGACGAAAAGAACGATACTTTTTACTGGTTGGTAGCTGGTAATCAATTCCCTGAAGATGGTTTTTCTTCGTATTTTCAAAGTTTAAACATTACAGAACCCGTATCTTTTAAAGATATGATTATGCGTAAAACACCTAAAAGCTGTGAACCTGTGTTTGTTGACAAGCATGCGGTTGTTATTCCAAATAAAGATAGTGGTGGAGCGTTTATAGAAGATACTGTTACAAACACGTTGGTTCTTGATAATGCTAGTTGGTTGAGCGAAATATTCGTTGGTATGAATGTTGTTGGTGTTGATATAAATGGTAATCAAACATCTACTTCTGTTAAGGTTAAAAGTATAGGCTCTTTAAACACAATTACTACACCTTGGTTCCCTAATTACGATACGGTCCCACTAGCACCTGCTATTAGTTATGTTGATAAAGGAGCTTGGGTTCCATCTATGCCTGATGAAGCAACTAGTAATAACACCCCAAACACTGGTACTGCTACTAACGTGATTTACATCCCAACACATGATTTTCCTAGCGCTATGCAGGTTGGTGACAAAATACAGTTAACCGCATTACCCCCTATGGTTGGTGGTGGTGGCACGAATGTCACTACTATCCCAGGATCAGTTTTTCCCGAAGAACTTCTTACACCTCCAATTACAGATCCAACACCTGCTACAGTGGTTAGTATTTCTAATGTAATTAATGTTCTAGATAATAATAATCTTGGTTATGATTTTATTAAAGTAACCATATCACAATCTTTGCAGGTTGATGGTAATCCTCTAAATCACAATATTTCTCCTAGTTGGCTTGGTGGAAATCAAAACTTTATAAAAAACCAAGGTGGTTATACTGGTCTTCTAAAACTTAATATTACTTTTGAATACACCCCAACTACCACACAAATAAATAACACTATTACTCTACCACCTAACTCTGTTTGGTTAAATGAAATATATGATGTTTTTTATCCAGGTGGTGTTTTTGATAGTAGTGCAGAACTACAAATACAATCAACAGGTAGTGGTGGTGTTTGGCCTGATATAGACAACGTTGGTTCTGGTTACGGTGGTTGTGTTGACGCAAATAGTGTTTCCCCTCCAGATCTTATGACTTTCCCCCCTACTTATGATAATGAATTTAATATTGTAGCTTGTATAAGTGGTGGCCCTGTTCCCCCGGGTGGAACCCTTGGGCAAGGTAAAATGTTAGCACCGGGACAAGAGTTAACATTTAAAGTTCCAGGTGGAGACTTTGGAGATAATGTTATTTCTATTGATGATAATTTAGATTTAACAAATGGTTATGATTATTTATATTTTTACTCCCCAAGAGTTTTAAATTTTAAACCTAACAATCTAATAACTGGAATAAACATAATAGATGATATATTATTATGGGTTGACGGTGTTGGGGAGAGCGGTACCGAACCTAAAAAAGTAAATATACCTCGTAGTTTAAAGGGGACACATTTAAGTGGTTTAAAGCACACCTTGTTAGTTAATGATGTTTTAAATTATGGACCAGGTCTAACAGAAATACCAATAAGGGAAGAACACATCACTGTTATTAAAAAGTCTCCTCAAAATCCAATAATAATAGAAATTCCTAGCGCACGTCAGGAAGACAAAGATTACTCAGCAATCGTACATGTGGCTAATGACGTGCAGGATCCTTGGTTAGATGCTTCTTCCCCTGATCCTAATAATGATATAATCAACTCTAGTAATGGTCGTATTGCTAATTTTTCTAATATATCAATTGGTGATAATGTTATATTTAAGATAGCAACTAATTTAGATGGTGATTCTAATTTTGAGATGGATTGGTATGAGGGAGATATTGTTGTGTTAAAAGAATTTGATGAAAATGATGATGCTCCAGCTGTACCAGTATCAAACTACACTATAAAAGGAGTGATAACAGGTTGGCCAGACCGAACTAATTCGGGTCCAAACGGGGGTATAGCTCCAGAACCTTATGGTTGGGTTGGGCTTGCTTTAGTTGAAATTGAAGTAGTAGCAATTGAAGGTTTCCCACCTGGACCACTAGATGGACAATTTACAAGAAGATACGTTATAGATAAATTTGACGAATCTGAAAAAATGTTTGAATTTAAATTTCCTAGATTCTCTTATAGATACAAATATGAAGATGGTGAATATTCTACTTTCGCCCCTTTTTCACAACCAGCTTTTTTACCTGGGCCTTTTGATTATCACCCTAAAAAAGGTTACAACATAGGTATGACTAATAGAGCAAATTCAGTTATATTAAAAGATTTTGTAGGTCCTACAACACCAAAAGATGTTGTTGAGATAGATTTATTATACAAAGAAGATGCTTCCCCAAACATATATATCGTAGACACTGTTAAACCAGATGATTCTCTATTGGATGGTCAAATGTTTAACGCTTGGTTTAAGGGTGGTAGTGGTGAATATGAAATAACCTCGGACACTATATACGCTGTTGCTCCTTCTAATCAAATATTGAGACCTTGGGATAACGTACCTTTAAAAGCTCAATCTCAAGAACTTGTTGGTAATAGAACTGTTTATGGTAATTACTTACAAAACTTTAACCTAAAAGCTGGTACTACTGGTATGAATTACTTTCCAGACTTTAAAAAATCTATAACAAGATTTCGAAGATCAAAAGCAGGGGCGACAAGATCAGTAAAATCATTGAGAGAGTATCAATTAGGCGTTGTGTTTATTGATGAATACGGTAGGGAAACACCAGTTATCTCCAATCCAACTGGTACTTTAAAAGTAGAAAAAGAAAGGGGTATATTACCTAACTGTTTTAAAGTTGGGCTTAAAAATAGTGAGTATCCAGAAAACATGAAGTATTTTAAATTCTTTGTTAAAGAAACTTCTGGTGAATACTATAACATGGCTATGGATAGGTTTTATGACGCTGAAGATGATAATATATGGTTAGCGTTCCCTTCTTCTGATAGAAATAAAGTAGATATAGATACTTTCTTAATACTTAAAAAAGGCGTTGAATCTGATGATATAGTAAAAGAAACAGCTAGGTATAAAATATTAGCTATTGAAAATGAAGCCCCTGATTTTATCAAAACAAAAAGAAACTTAATTTTTTCAGCAAAACATGATAATAGCTCAGCAGCAAATGATACCCCAAAAGATCTTTTTAACCACGCTGACATACCTCAACCAAACATAAGTGAGTTTAGGGTTAATTGGGGTCGTTTTGCTAATAGTAGCGCTAGAGAATTACACAAAATAACAGAAGGAACCGCAGATAAATTATATATTGAACTCTCAAATGATATAAGTGGTAAAGTATCTAGAAGATACAGGGTAACATCTATAGGTACAAATTCTGATGAAATCCCAGATGGTCAAGGAGGATCTGTAGTCCCAGCTCACTTTATCATAACAATTGATGGAGTTTTTAAAGACGATGTAGCTGGTTTTGTTGATGCAAATAATGATATAGAAACTGCCACTCGTTTAAAAATATTTAGATATAGTATAGAAAACAGCCCTCAATTTGATGGTAGATTTTTTGTTAAGATATATAGAGATGGTATAGTTTTAAAAAATATTGTAAGCGCTGAGCAAGAGGATCAAGAATATAGAATTGTCACTTCTAAAAAAATATATTATTTAGATGAGCCAACAGTAAGCAACCAAAGACACAAACTTATTTTTAACACTTCTAGTCCTGGTTCAGAACATTTGTCTGTTTTATTCGATGATGCTAATGTTAAAAACCAAGGTGGATTTAGAACAAGCGGTACTATATCTCCAAGTCCAGTAACGTGGGATATAATATGTAATGCTATAAATAAGATGGGTAGTAACGAATTTATTCACACCCCATATTTTAGTGAAGCTGGTAACACACCTAATTTTAACGGTAAGGCTGGTGCTGGTTGGCAACCATTTGACGCTTTTTTTAGAGGGATAAATATTTTAGGTAACTCCAAGGAGCAGAAAATGGGTATTGAAGACAGGGTGTCAGAACTTGATATAGAGACTAATGCGGATGATAGAGCCTTTCAGGATGTTTGGTTTATTGATAATGGGCAAACCGCTGGTACTTTTAGCTTTGGCTTTGACGGAGCAAGTGGGTGGGATAATTCTCCAAACGCAAAAGGAAAAGATGCGGTTGACTATGGTGGTAAAGGTGGTGTTTTTAGTTCTGAAAAAGGTTTTAACATTAGTTTTGGGGGTATACAACCACATAATAATGATTGGCAACACGACGATGAAGATCGTCAATCACATGAATTCTATGATATAGCTAGTGGTAATACAAATTATGCATCAAACGAAGCGTCTTTTGTAGAATCTTTAAGCCCAGGTACTAAATTTAGATTTAAAGAAGACCCATCTGGCGAGGTATATACAATTTCTTCAGATGTCAGTCAAGGTTTTGATATAAGATATGAAAATTTATGGCGTGGTGCAACCAATCCTAGTGGTGGACATGGTGGGATTGGATTTGGTAACACTAGTCAGGGTGGCGGTGTTGCGGGTACTCAAATGATTAGATCTCAAAGAAGAGGTATAACAGGTTGGGATCCTCAGGTACAATATATGGCGGG